TTTGGGGAATTTGTTAGCCCATTTTTTGCAGAGAAGGCATCGACCACCTGACGCCTTACGCCAACCATAACTTAAAGTTATGTAACAGGCCATAACTTTTCTTTAACTAACTTAACGATTTCGTCATCAATATCTGTTTCTGTAGACTTGGCATAGTCTTCAAGCAATCCAACGACAAGAGATTTTACCGCGTTTGATTTGACGAAGAACTTCAGTATTGGCTTGATAAATCGAATCATTTTTTGTAATATATTCTTCCCAACTCTAGACAAATTTGCTAGTTTTAGCAAAAAGGTCTTTTTATGGAAGAATTAGAAGAAGAAAAACAAAGGCCGAATATTGTTGCAACTTTCGTTCAGCTTGTCGTTCTTGGTTGGTCTTTGGCCGTCATTTCTTGGTCATACTATAACCCCAATCCCGTAAGACAAATTGATACGACCTTTGCCGCAGGCTTGCTTTCGGGCGTCCTAACGCAATTTGGGATTGACCTGAAAAGTAAGAATAATGACAAAAAAAAGTTGCAGGGTAAAGTAGATATAGTAGACAATAAGAACTCCAAAGTAGGTATCAAATGAAAAAATTACTTTCTATTTTATTTTTGCTTCCATCTGCGGCGTTTGCCGACATGACGTCAACAATTACATCATCTGTACAAATAGATGTTCAATCGGCAGCGACAGCGGTTGAAAGGATGGCAAATTCTTATTCTGTTTCTGGTTCAGGTGTAGAAACAACTGACGGTACGACAGCGGGGTTAATTGGCGGCCTTGGCGATGTAACAGATGGCGTAAATGCTTTTACGACAATTACAGCAAGTCAACTTACAGACGGCGAAACCTTTCAATTTCAACAATCATATTTAGAAGGAGATTCATTAGAATCATCTGCCGTTACTACAGGTGAAGTTGCTAATTTTTCAAATATTACATCAACAGCCGCAGGCGTTTTGTCTGATGGCGCAGCAACAATTGATAATCATGTAATCGAAGTAACAGGTGGCGGGGCAGGTACTTCAATAACAGGCCAATATGTGACAACACTTTCTGTCGATTAATGAGCAATGCGCAGATTATTATTAATATTTTTATTTTTTGGGATACCTAGTTATGCGCAGCCCGTCACGCCAAATTTTACCACCGGCACAATGTCGTCAACTACAAATACGGTTACTTCTATCTCAGAAACGGTGGTATCGACAGATTATTTCGGTAATTCATATGAATATTCAGTCACAGGGGTCGGGATTACAACTGAAGGTGGGGTTTCGCCAAATACAACAGATGTTTCAGCAACAGTTAATAGTCAACAATACAATTACACAGGGTTAGATTTATCGAAAGACAACAAACCAATATTCACATTAACAGACCCAACAAGTGGCGCGGCCTTTCAATATTCAGAATCTTATCGAGGGCCGGGCGGAGTATCCAATATAACGACCATAACCCGCCAAATAGAAAGCGAATCAGTAATTACTTCTACGTCTGTCTTCTCTCAATAGCTTTAACGCCGTTAGAAGCGCTTGCAAACTCTGTCAGCCAATCAAACAACGGAAGTGTCACAAATATGGCAATTCAATCCCTGACGGGCAATATGACCACTAATCAGTTCGGCGGAAATATCGTTTGTCAGGGTGCGACCCTCACATTTTCGCCTTTCGTCACTTTTGGCGCAAATTATCGCAAGCCTTTTGATCATTATTATACTCTTCCTTATTACGACCCGACAGACGCCGATGAAGATGGCGTTCCCGATAATGCAGGTGATGTCTTATTTGATGAAATTTTTTATTCAGGAACAAATAAAGATTCTTTTGCTGTAAATACAGGGTTCAGTTTAAATTTTACAGTTCCGCTTGATAGAAGATTTCAAAATCAATGTTCAGAAGCGGCAACAACGCAAGTTAAAATACAAAAACAAATATTAGAAAACAAGCGCCTTGATTGGGCTATCGCACGTATTAAAGAATGTGGAAAATTAAAACAGGAGGGAATTTTAATTGCAAAAAATTCTGAGTTTTACAATTTATGTTCAGATATTTATTTAGAACCCAAGCCAAATCAAGTTATCCCGCATACTCACGAATTAAGATGATTTCTTTTTTTTAGTAATTAATTTTTTAATAATTGGCTTTATAGCGTTCAAAATTATGGGCGATGATGCCGCCACGAATCCAATCACAGCAGTTGAAATTATTGTCGATACTTCTGGGATATATTGTTCTTGAAATGGAACTGGTTCCCATAAAATTACACATTCTCCATTTACTAATTCAAAGGCTTTTACTTTTTCTAATTTTTGAGAATTAGCATACGAGCCAACGCGCAAGGGTTGTTTCGGGTCGGGGCATGGTGGAATTTTTATAATCTCTTTTTCTTTGTTTTTTGGAATTTCTGGGGTATTTGTTTGAGACTGGTTTGGAGTATTTACGTTTGATTTTTGTTGTTCTTCTACAATTTGTAATTTATTGGGATTATATTGAATGGGTAGATATGAAGGCATTTTGCCATTAGGACAACTATAAAAAGCGCCGTTTGGGTCGTCTTCTATTATCTGTGTATTTTTTATAGAGCTATCTCGATGTGTTTTGACACATCCAAGAATATCAATTGTCGGTGAGGCTACGTTTAAAACATTTGATTGCGGTATATAAGAATTAATATTTATTGTCGAAATATCTGGAATTTTTATTAATTTAATTTCCAAGCGCTTTTGTTTTTAAAGGTATTGAACCTCCTGTTGTTTTTGGTATTTGATTGTCAAGCATTTTCGGCATCATCTGTTGCACGTTTGCAAGTATTTCATTCATCACACGATTTTTAAGTTGTGGGGAAGTGACGTATTTGTAACCAAAGTATGCACCACCTAACATTGACGCGCTAATAATAAAACTTAAAATAGATAATATTTGAGAAATTTTTGCCATGATAAAATTTGCAATATTGAAAGCACTATCTTTTACAAGTGTGCTTGTATTATTGCTTATTGTAGCTCTATCCCCCCTTTACGTCACTATGGGGTTAATGACAAGGCAGATGCATGAAAAAGTTAATTAACAATTTCTGTTTCTGTTGTTATTTTTTTTTCTCCTTGTAATTCCTTAAGTCTTTCACTACAAGAAAATGCTTTCATTTTTAAAGCATCACGGGCAAGTACCAACTCTTTAATTTTTTCTTGAATTTTATTAAATTCATCAACGGCAACTTGCATTTCAAGTTTTAATTGATTGATTCGTTTTTCGTTTTGCATAATAATTAAGAACTTGGTAGATCAGCAATTAATTTTGCTTTCCATAAAGCTTTAACATCAGTTGTCCAGACAGCATTACAAACAGCAGTAACTTCAGCGGGTTGTCCTGAAAGGTCTGTGTCAACTAAATTATTTGAGGCATCTAAAGAGCCACAATGAAGGCAATATCTTCTGAAAGATCTTGCCATTTCTTCACCATCTTTTTTAATAACTGTCGCTTCACGTACTTGAACAGTTTTGTAAATACTTACGACCTCTATTTTGTCGTATTCAATAACTTCTGAAAGTGCCATTAGGATTAATCTCCGATTAAAACAGTTTTAGGCTTAGTTTAGAGACTTAGCGCGGTCTATTTAAACAAAATACATAGAGTTAATTCTTACTTTTTTGCCAGCAAGTTGCGATCTTGCTAAAAAAGTTCCTGAACTTGAATTTAAAAAAGCAAACTTGTCATCATTAGCAAAAATGAGTGGTGTGAAATAAGTGTTAAAAAATTGGTTATCATTTGCAGCACTTGTTCCAAACCAAGGTAAATTCATATGTGTTGAAATACCACTATTTGTAAAAGGCAAACCTGTTAAATATCCTACTTGTGATGTATCTGCGGGCGAGGAAGCGTATGCTACATCAGCCACAATATGAACAACTCTACCTACTCTTGTATAACGTGCAAAAAATACGGTAACTGTCATATCGCTATTGGCAGGCGTCCAATTTCCCTCTTCATAATCGTCAAAAAGCTCATTTTGACTTGAACCTGTTCCGTTTGAAGTTGCCGCAAAATCAATCCCATGTCCCGCAGTTCCGATAACCAAATCTCCGTTTTCAATGGTTAGATTTCCTGATGTATCTAAAGTTGCTCTAATTCCATTAGCTGTTAAAAATACCAAACTATGTGAAGTTTCAGTTCCAAATTGTGCATGAGTTGTACCATTTATTTTTGATAGTAAATTTATAGTATTATTTCTCAAATATTGCTCAACTGTGCTTCCATCATTTACACCAACATCTAGTAATTTTTGAGGGTCTGATCTGTCGCCTATACCAATTCGATCATTGCCTGCATCTACATAAAATAAATTAGGTTTTGCATCGCCTTCAATTCTAAAATCTACATCTGCACCATCTTCATTAAATATTGTTGTAGCTCCAAGTTCCATCCTTTCAACTCCAGCAGTTGCCACGTTAAAAGTATCAGCGGCAGAACTAAAAATTCCTGTATTTAGATCATCACGAAAAGCAAGACCCGGTGTACTTGCAGAACCATCTTCAAGTGTTAACGTTCCGTCAAGTTGTAAAAGTTCTACCCAACCATCGTTTGCTGAGTTTCTTATTTTTAAAACGCCGTTTGTAGTATCAGCCCACCACATATAAGCGTATTTTGTCGAAGGCTCTGAAGAACTTGAATTATTACTTACAATTGCAGCTAAAGCATTGTTAATATCAGCCCTAACATTGGCTCCTGTCGAGTTGTCTATAACATAATCATGCGTTGCCATTTTGACCCTATTTTTTCTTTAAGGTTATCATAATTTTAAGAACCGCGCCCAAAACCTACAGCCGTATATCTGAAATTTCGATTAACGTGACTTGAGCCATTTTTAATATCTATTGAAAAACCTGTTCCAGTAATACTTGACAACAAGAAAGTATCTCCCGCCTGTGCGTTTTCAATTGAAATTCCTATTGATGGCAAAGCTGAACCCGCTGAAATACTTGTTCCGCTGTTGCCCGTGAAGAACGAATTTTCAAAAGTGACCGCCTTTTGTGAAGTACCTGAAGCAATTACAGCCGTGCGGTTTTCTGTCCTCCTTTCTAATTCTGCGCTAAAACCTAATTGATCTATTTCAATTGATTGCGCGGGGTCATCTGATGTCATTTCACACTTAAATCTAAAGCCACGCCCGACAAATGTTCCATTTGCAAAAGTATTGTATGCTGAAAAATCAGCACCAAAAGTGCAGTTTCCGCTTGTATTTAATGAAGTTGCAGAAGTTAAAACAAAACTATTTGCATCGGGAACAGATTGAATTTGATATTCGCCATCAACCCCCGTTCCAGTTGTAAAATTAACAACAACAAAACTTCCCGCATTATAGCCGTGAGAACTTTTTGAAATCGTTATTGTTGTACCAGAACCCCCTGAACCATCGTTAATTGTATAAGTTCCAGAAGTTGAAACATTAGGGTCATTGTCTGTTTGGCTGACAAGTAATTTTGCATTGACATCAAACGCTGTTGCGGAATCTACGTCTGTCCATGTATCAATATTTCCTGTTCTACTATCAAACAAATCATTAGGATAAAAACCTTGTGTTACAAAATGACGTTTTAGAATCAAAGGTTGCTTAGTTCCTAAATCTAATTTATTTGCAAATTCATATGAACCAGAAGAAGCGACATCGCCAGAAAAATCAAAATCTGAAAGTTGGTCAACATCTGCAACAGTATCAAATAAAACTGTTGAATCTAAAACAAGGCCATTTACATCATCACTAAAAAAAGCATTTACTTTTGTGCCTGCAAAAGGCGGCGAATCTGTATCTTCTCTATCTATAAAAACAGCAAGTTTTGGTAATGGGTCAGGGGTTGAAACAATAACAGATGTTTCTCCTTCGCTTAATCTCCCGCCATCATCGCGGAACTTAAGAATATATTCGCCAGTTAATGCGGGAACAAGTGTTTCTCCAATACTTCCCGGCAAAGCGGGTAAAAGGTCAACTGAATTTGTAAAGGTGCCAGAACCATCCGTCAGATTAGAATGGCGGACTATCACGTTTCCGCCGTGGGTTACGTCAATATCAGTTGCTTTGTCAAAACGTAATCGTACAAACTGATCTGAAACAGGTTCAACAACCAAATTTGTCACATTTTGCGGTAATGCAGTTTTACCAACAGCGTTGAAAGTAAGATCGTTTGAAGTTGCAGAAAGTTGCCCGTTTATATTGTAACTGAAAACTTGAAATTCATAGGTTCCAAGTTGACTATTTAAAATTTCAAAATCAGGACTTGAAACTTTTGTAGAAACGAAATTTCCGTTGTTATAGCGATAATTAACTTGATATTCAATAACACCAATTATTGGTTGCCAACTTATAATTATTTTTGAAACAGCTTGATTATTGATTGGAACAATTTTTTCTACAGCTGAAAGGTTAGAAGGTGGCGGTTGAAGTTCATTTAAGATCGAAACATTTCTAACTGGTAAAGTCGCACCATCTTCAATAAAGGCATATTTTGTATCAATGTAAGATAAAGCGGTAATTGTATAATTTATTGAATCTGTTTCTTCAACCGTTATCACTCTAAATTTTTGGGATTCAACTGTTGAATTTTGTATTAAATAAATTGTGTTTGCGTTTGGGGTTTGACCAAATGCAGCCGAAACAGTAATAACACCATTTGATATTGATGCAATATCTTTTGTCTCAACTGTGCCATCAGGCAAAATTAAAGATAAAGTCGGACTGTTTGTTGTCGGCAAATCTGTATTTTCTGTATCGTCAACTGTAACAACTGTTGTTGAAGTAACGCTTTTTAATCTTCCTGAACGCCTTACGCCTGCGCGAACAGGGTCATTAATCTCAATAACAGCGCCCGGTCTACACATTAAACCGCCTTCCATTGATGTCGTAAATGTCACTAGCTCAGATTCATTTGCTTCTGAAAACGCAATTGCTTTTGCTAATCTTTGAGCCTGCCCCCGCGATGTACACGCGAAACCTTTTACTTGCTTAACGACAGTTCCAATCTTTGCTGAAAGTGTTGTATTTTCAAAAACTTCATAATCTATATCTTGCGAATCCATGTTGTAATAAGATACAGAAATTACAGAATGTCTTTGCTTCAAACTTGAACCAGAATAATTGAATCCATCGCTTGAAATATTGGCAAGTGAGAAAAGAAACGAGGAATCTTTGGGGGAATCTTGGGCTAATAATATAGAACCAGTTGACCATATCGGCATACAACGCATGACACCCGCAAGTTCATTTATTAAATCGAAAGCGGAACTTGATGATTGAATATTTACATTGCATGAAAAACGCGCTTCCTGTCCGCCAAAGCCATCATCAACAAGAGTATTTGCAAATTTTGATGCGGTTACAAAGGAAAATAAATCAAGGTTTGCATCTGCAATGTGCGTTCCGAATCCGTACCTCTCAGTCGTTAGAAGATCAAGCAAAATCATTGCAGGGCATGAACACCAAACCGCAGCACCCATAACGCCATTGAAAATATATCCGTCAGGATAAACAATCCGGCCTGTTGCAGAATCAACAGTTGGTGTCCCTGAACTTGAAGCACCAGCGCCCGGAATCCTTACTTTGATACCGCGAATACGAAATTTCCGGCGAGGAATAGAACTGAACTGTTGAGAATCAAGCCTTATTGCGTTATATGCTGAGTTCGCATATGTACTTGCATCGTCAATTATTTCGGCAAAACTTGTAAATTGAAAACTGTCAACTAATGATGAATCTGTCGAATCTGCCGTAACTCTAATAACTCTTATATCAACGGGGAAAGAACCTGTTATTTTAACTGAATAATCTTTTTGATATGCGTCAGCGGTTCGACCTGTTATTGTATCTTCGATAACATCTGTAAAACCACCTGAATTATATTGAACAGCAATTTTTAGTTGAACTGTTGAACCTAAAAGATCGCCTTTATTTGTTGCTTTTTGTATCTGTGGAAACGTTATTGAAACTTTTATTCGATCAACATTTGTATTTGTAATTTGTCTTGTTACTGGCGCTGAAGTTGTAACTGTCACCCCGACAGGCGTGATTGAAGAAGAACTTTCAATTCCATCAATTTTTGTTTGATTGGATGTCCCGAAACGTGGCGTAAAAGTAACATTTTGAAAATTAAAATCAACATCTTGTGGACTTGAAGAAGAAGCTGTAGCTTTCAAAACAGGAGTATCATTTAAAAAAACGTCTTTAAGATACGCATTTGTATATGCCGTTGAAGTACGATCTGTTATGCCTTCCTTTGAAGCCGTTGCAGAACCTTCAATTTCTCCTTCTGATATAAGGTCAAGGAAAGTTGCAAATTGTTTACTGTGAAGCGTATCGGGTGATTTTGTCGGTTGGGGAGGGGGTGATGACGAACCTCCGCCACCTGAACCACGAATAATTTTTCTTTTATCGGTCATGCCTGTACTTGCTCCGTATCAATACCGCCAGAAATTACAACTGAACCTGTGAAAATTTCTCCATATACAATCGGGACGGGCGTTCCGGCTCTGCTAGTCTGTTGCGTTCC